CGGCTTCGATCGCCATACGATTCTCTGGGAGCTCTACGAGCACGCGAAGAAGGTCGAGCAGAAGCCGGACATCGATCCGTCGTTTCTCCCGATCATCTACGAGGCGCCCGAAGGCGCCGACTGGACGAAGCGGCGCGTCTGGCAGAAAGCGAACCCGGCGCTCGGCGATTTTCGCTCGCTCGAAGACATGCAGATCCACTGCGCGCGCGCGAAAGAGATCCCCGCGCAGGAGAACAACTTCCGCCGGCTGTATCTGAATCAGTGGACGGAACAAGCCTCGCGCTGGATCGCGATGCCGGCCTGGGATGCGTGCCTCGCGAGTGTTCCACGTACCACACTCGCCGGCCGGCGCTGTTACGTCGGGATGGACTTGTCGACGACGACGGATCTCACGGCGCTCGTCGCCGTCTTTCCCGATGACAAAGGCTTCGACGTCCTCGCGCACTTCTTCGTCCCGGCCGATCGCATCCGAGAACGCAGCCGCCGCGATCATGTGCCGTACGACGAGTGGGCGCGGCAGGGCGTCCTGACGGCGACGCCGGGCGCCGTCGTCGACTACGACGCCATCCGCGCCGTCTTGCGCGACTGGGCCGCGGAGTTCTCGCTGCAGCTGATCGCGTTCGATCCGTGGAACGCGACCGATCTCGTGACGCGCCTCCAGCAGCAGGACGGGCTCGCGTGCGTGTCGATGCGCCAGGGCTTTGCGTCACTCTCGGCGCCGACCAAGGCGCTCGAGCAGGCGGTGCTCTCGCGACGGCTGCGGCAGAACGGCGATCCGGTGTTGCGCTGGAATGTCTCGAACGTCGCCGTCGAAAGCGATCCGGCGGGCAACCTGAAACCGTCGAAGACGAAATCCACCGAACGGATCGACGGCGTCGTGGCGCTCATCATGGCCGTCGACCTGATGACCCGCCAGGCGCAGACGGTGACGCCGAGCTACCAGATGCTGGTGGTCGGATGAAGCCCCGCGGGCGGCCGCGCGTGGACGAGGGCGACCGCTCGCAGACGGTGACGATCACGCTCTCGCGGAAGCAATACGATCGGTTCTGCGCGGAGGCGCACCGGCGGGACGTCTCAGTCCCCGCGGTGATTCGGCTGGCGCTCAAACAACACCGATTAAAAAACTAAAAAATAGGCGCCGCCGCCGTCCGGCCGGATACTCCGGCAAACTCATGGACCGGGCGTACGCGCTGCTCGAAATTAAAGCCCTCGACCAGTCGAGCCGGACGTTCTCCGGCATCGCGTCGACGCCCGAGCTCGATCGCGTCGGCGACATGGTCGACCCGGCCGGCGTGACATTCCGCAATCCGCTGCCGCTGCTCTTCCATCACGATCCGAAACAACCGATCGGCCGCGTCACGCTCAAGACGACGCCGCAGGGCATTGTCTTCGAGGCGACGATCCCCCACGTCGACGACCCCGGGCCGCTCAAGGCGCGCGTCGATGAGGCGTGGCAATCCGTCAAGGCGGGCATCATCACGGGCGTCTCGATCGGCACACGCATTCTGGCGGGCGGCATCGAGCGCATGACGTCCGGCGCCCGGCGGCTCACGAAGACCGAAATCTGCGAAGTCTCGCTCGTCACGATTCCGGCGAACGCGAACGCCACGATTCTCACTGTCAAATCGCTTGCGGCCGCGCGCCGCGTGGAGACCGGTATGAAACCAACGATCTCGGAACACATCCAGAACCTCGAGAACAAGCGGGCGGCGCTCGCCGCGACGATGACCGAGATCATGGAAAACGCCGCCGGCGACGGCAAGACGCTCGAAGCGGATCAGGCCACCGAGCACGACGGCCTGGCCTTGCAGGTCAAGAGCATCGACGCGGATCTGGGCCGCTGGCGCGAGCACGAGAAGCTGCAGATCACGGCGGCCGTCCCGGTGCCGCCGGCGCCGACGCCGCGCCCGACGTACCCGGTGATCTCGGTCAAGGCCAACGTGCCGCTCGGCACCGCGTTCGTGCGCGCCGCCTGCGCGCAGCTCGTCTGCAAGGGCAACGTGCGCGACGCGGCCGAGTACGCCGAAAAGCGGTGGAACGATTCGACGCCCGAAGTGGCGCTCTATCTCAAGGCCGCCGTGGCGGCCGGCACGACGACCGACGCGACCTGGGCATCGCCGCTCGTGAATCAGAACGTCTCGAACGAGTTCATCGAGCTCCTGCGGCCGGCGACCATCCTCGGCAAGATCCCCGGCCTGCGCCAGGTGCCCTTCAACACGAAGGTGCCCACGCAGACCGCGGGCGGCACGTACGGCTGGGTCGGAGAAGCGAAGCCCAAGCCCGTGACGAAGCTCGCCTTCTCGTCGACCTCGCTCGGCATCTCGAAGGCGGCCGGGATCATCGTGCTGACCAAAGAGCTCGTCATGCTCTCGAACCCGAGCGCGGAAGCGCTGGTCCGCGCCGACATGATCGCGGGGATCGCGCAGTTCCTCGATTCGCAGTTCATCGATCCGGCCGTCGCGGCGGTCGCCGGCGTGAACCCGGCGTCGATCACGAACGGCGCGCCCACGGCGGCGGCGACGGCGAACCCGCTCGCGGACATCATCGGATTGATCAATCACTTCGCGACGAACAACATCGCGGTCGCCGGCGTCACGTTCATCATGTCGGCCGCGAACGCGCTGTCGCTCACGTTCCGCACGAACCTCGACGGCTCGCCGGAGTTCCCGGGCGTCACGATCAACGGCGGCAATTACAAGGGCCTCACGTTCATCACGAGCCAGGCGGCCGGCGGGAACGTCATCGCGCTCCAGCCGTCCCTCGTGCTGTACGCGGACGATGGCGGCGTCTCGATCGATGCGTCCGAGCAGGCGTCACTGCAGATGGACTCGGCGCCGGCCTCGCCGGCCGACGCGACGACGGTGTACGTCTCGCTCTGGCAGACGAACACGATCGGCCTGCGCGCCGAGCGGTTCATCAACTGGGCGAAGGCCAACGCGAACGCGGTCAAGTACCTGACGGCGACCGCCTGGCCGGCGCCGACGGGCGCGCAGGCCGACGCCGCCGCGGCGAAACACAAGGGCTAACGGCCCCGTGGGCGTCCTCGCGTCGATCCGCTCGTCGCTCCGCGCGGCCTTCGCGCCGACGGCTCAGGCGCCCGGATCGGGCGCGTGGATGCCGATCGTGCGCGAGCCCTACACGGGCGCCTGGCAGAACAACGACGAGCTGCGCCTCGAGACGGCGCTCGCGAACCCGGTCGTGTTCCGGTGCGTCTCGCTCATCGCGTCCGACATCGGGAAGCTGCCGTGCCGGCTCGTCGAGGTCGATGCCAACGGGATCTGGCACGAGACGACGAGCCCGGCGTTCTCGCCCGTCCTGCGGACACCGAATCGCTACCAGACGCCGGCGCAGTTCTTCGAAAGCTGGATGTTTTCGAAACTGCTCTGGGGCAATACCTACGTCCTGAAGGATCGCGATCAGCGCGGCGTCGTGACGTCGCTGTACGTCCTCGACCCGTGCCGCGTGAAAGTGCTCGTCGCGCCCGATGGCGCGGTCTACTACGAGCTCCAGACGAGCGATCTGGCCGGTATCCCCACGAGCGGCGGTGCCCTGGTCGTACCCGCGAAAGAGATCATCCACGACCGGTGGAACTGCGCCTTTCATCCGCTCGTGGGGCTTTCGCCGCTCTACGCGTGCGGCGGCGCGGCGCGTCAGGGCCTCGCGATGCAGGCGGCCTCGACGACGTTCTTCTCGAGCGGCGGCCGGCCGAGCGGGATGCTCATCGCGCCGACCGAGATCGATGCGGAAACGGCCAAGCGGCTCAGTGACACGTGGCACAACCTCGGCTCGGGCAAGACCGCCATCGTCGGCAATGGCATGAAGTACGAGTCGGTGAGCTCGTCGGCCGAAGAGTCGCAATGGATCGACCAGGTGAGCTGGACGGCGAAAGTCATCGCGGGCTGTTTCGGCGTGCCGATCTCGATGGTCGATTCGTCGCAGCAGCCGCCCTACGCGAACAACGAAGCGTCGACGCTGCAGTACCACTCGCAGTGTCTGCAGACGCATCTCACCGCGATCGAGGCCGCGCTCGATGGCGGGCTCGAGCTCCCGGCGCCGTATGGCACCGAGTTCGATCTCGACGATCTGATCTGGATGGACACGGCGACGAAGACGAAGGCCGCGCACGATGCGATCGCCGCGGGCGCGATGTCGCCGAACGAGGCGCGGCTCAAGTACTTCGGCCTCGGGCCTGTGCCCGGCGGGGACACGCCGTACCTGCAGCAGCAGTACTACTCGCTCGAGGCGCTCGCGCAGCGCGATTTCAGCGGGCCGGCGCCGCCGGTCGCCACACCGACCCCGTCCGTCGAGACGCCATGACGTTGACCTTCTCGCGCGTCACACTCGGCGCCCCGCTCTGGACGGTGGCGGAAGTCAAAGCGATCCAGCTGCGCATCACGGACGCGGCGCACGATACGGACATCGCGGAGAAGCTCGCGACGGCGCAAGAAGCCGTGCTCGCGTACCTCGGGCCCGCGGGCGATGCGACCTGGACGCCACTGACGGCGCCCGTCGCGGTCAAGCACGCGATCCTGCTCCTGACGGTCCACTACTACGAACATCGCGGCGACGACCTGGCCGCCAATCAGCATAGCGACGAGGCCGTGATCTGGAAGGAACTTCGGAACCTGCTCGCGATGTATCGCGATCCGGCGCTGGCCTAGATCATGGGCATCGGGGCATATCGGCATCGCGTGCTGCTCGAGCATCCGGCCGTCGTGCTCGATCCGGCCGACTGGTATTGCTCGCTACAGTCGGCGGCGAGCCAGGTCATCGACGGGCTCTCGGCGTTCTACGTGCGCGGCCGCTTCCACCCGGGGATCACGCTCGAGACGCAGATCACGTTCGAGGGCCGCACGTTCCAAGTGCAAAGCGTCACCGACGTCGACGAGCGGCACACCGAATTGCAGCTCATGTGCGTCGAAGTCGTCGGCCGTGGCACGACGCCCGTGCCGCCGCCGCCCGTGGGCGTCGCGCCGACCATCACGACCCAGCCGGTCGGGAGCACCATCGCGTTAGGCGCGAGCGTCACGCTCACGGTCGTCGCCGCCGGCACGCCGCCCTTGGCCTATCAGTGGACGCTGGCCGGCGTCGACATTGCCGGCGCGACGAGCGCGAGCTACATGACTGGGCCGCTCACCACGACGGCCATCTATGCCGTGCGCGTCTCGAACGCCTTTGGCTCGGTGACCTCGGCCCCCGCGACGGTCGTCGTCGAAGTCCCGAGCCCGCTCCTGACGAATCTCGTGAGTTACTGGAAGCTCGACGAAGCGAGCGGCACGCGCGCCGATGCGCACGGCCCGAACCCCCTCACCGATCACAACGGCGTCGGGTCGGCCGCGGGCAAGATCGCGAACGGGGCGGCGTTTGTCGCCGCGAGCGCGCAGTCGTTGACATATGCCGATGCGACCGCGCCGCTGGGGGACGAAGATTTCACGTACGCCCTTTGGATCAACCAGGCCACGATCAATCCCTCGGGCGGGATGGTCGTCACGAAGGATGATGTCTCGGGCCGCTCCTACGGGATCTATGTCAACTCCGGCGCTCGGTTTTGGTTCAATGCCGACAACCCGCGGGCTGACGTGCTCGACGCGCCGGGCATGTTAGTCGGAACGTGGTACTTCCTCGTCGCGTGGCACGATGCCACCGCGAACACGATAAGCCTGCAGGTCAATAACGGCCCCATGTCCTCCGCGCCTACGGGCGGCGTGTTTCCGAATGCGTCGGCGGTGCCCGTGCGGATCGGGGCTCGGCAGTATCCCGGGTTCGAGCAGTACTTTAACGGGCTCATCGACGAGGTCGGACTCTGGCGGCGCGTGTTGACACCCGCCGAACGGACGCAACTCTACAACGCGGGCAACGGGCTCACGTATCCCTTCGCGTGATCTATGGCTGAAGCCCGATTGAACCTGGTCGGCCTGACGGAACTCCGCGAAGCGCTCAAGGCGCTCCCGCTCGAGCTCGTGCGCGAGGCCGGCGTGATCGTCCACGCCCAGGCCGAAGCCGCGGCGAACGAGATCCGGGGCGCGTATCCGGTCCACACCGGCAACCTGCGCAACGGTGTGCGCGTCGAGCTCTTCGGCGATGCGGTGAGCGCGACCGCGCGCGTCCGGAACACCGCCAAGCACGCGTACATCTTCGAATCGGGCACGGGCCCGCGCCACTGGGCGCGCGGGAAAAACACCGGCACGATGCCGTCCGGCCGCATCTTCATTCCGATCGCGATCCACCGGCGGCGGATCATGCTCGCCGCCTTGATCGATCTCGTCGAACGTTCTGGTCTGCACGTCAGCGGCGCGGCCGGCTGATCGTGTTCACGTCGAATTAGGAGACTCCAATGGCAGCACCTGCAGCACCTGTGAACAATCCCGGCACGCACGGCAAAGAAGGCATCGTCGCGATGAAGCTCACGAGCGGCGGCGCGTACGTCGCGATCGGCAACATCAGCGACTACACGCTCAACATGGCGACCGACAAGGTCGAGACGACCTCGCTCGGGGACGCCAACAAGCGCTACGTCGTCGGCCTGAAGGATCTGTCCGGCAGCTTCACCGCGTTCTGGGATCGGCTGACCGATACGATCTTCGACGGCGCCGACTCGCCGACCGGCTGCTATCTCGCGATCTATCCCAGCGGCACGAGCGCGCAGGGCTGGGAAGGCCCAGCGTGGATGGACGCCTCGATCAAGGGCGGCGTCACGAGTGCCGTCACGATCGACGCGACGTTCGTCGCGAACGGCGCCTGGACGCGCAGTTCCATGGTCGCCGCGACCGGCGCGACCGGCGTCACGAGCCCCGGCACCTTCACGCCCCCGGGCGCGATGGCCCCCGCCAATCTCGCGGGCCTCACCGGCGTCACGGCGGCCCCGGCGACGGCCTGGACGGTCGGCCAGTACGTGCTCCTCGGCGACGGTTCGACCGCGCACTGGAACGGGACGGCCTGGGTCGCGGGCGTCGCGTAACCGCCCGTGGCGGTCGTCGGCCGACAACGGATCGTCATCGAAGGCGTCCGGGCGATCGTCCGCTTGGGCTATCAGCAGGCGGCGACGCTCGGCGCCTGGCGCGTCGAGGGCGACTGGTTCACGGCCAAGGTCGAGCACGTCGACGGGTTCCGGATCACGCAACGTCCGCTGATCTTAGAGATCCACTGGCCGGAGGGCGCGCCGACGCGGCGGGCCCTCGTCGACGTGACGGTATCTCAGGGGCAACTCTCGGGCCGGTTGCCCAAACATCAGGAGCGGTAAATGGGATCGCGGTATCGCAAACAGGAAGAGATGCGGCTGGACCTGTCCGACGGGGACTGGCTGCTCGTGCGGAAGCATTTGACGGCCGGCGAGGAGCGGGACGCCCTGGCGAAGATCATCAAGGCCGGCACGTTCAGATCGGGGGAACGGCCCGAGCTCGACCCCAAACAGGTCGGGATCGCAACGGCGGTCGCGTATCTGCTCGACTGGTCGATCACCGATGCCGACGACCAGCCGATCCGCATCCGCGATCAGGCGTACGACTTTGTCGCCGCGGCCCTGGCTGGTCAGACGCCGGAGAGTCTGCGCGAGATCGTCGACGCGATCCAGGCGCACGACGGCGCGATGATCGCCGAGCGGGCACACGAAAAAAAAGACCGGGCTGGAAAGAGCGCATCCGCTCCGACCTCTACATCTGTCGCGTGATGGGCTGGACCTATGACGAGCTGCTCGATCTACCGGGCGACGTCTATGCCGAGCTCATCGAGGCGCTCAACGAAGAAGCCGCGAAGAGTCGGAAATAACTGATGGCCTTATCCGCGACCTTTACCGCCAACTTCGCCAGCTTTTACGACGCGGTCGACAAGGCCGACGTGAAGCTGAAGGATTTTGGCGCGGGCGCGGATAAAGTCAGCGGCCGGTTGACCGCGCTCGGCAATTCCTTCACGGGCGTGAAGCTCATCCAGGACGCCCTGTTGATGGTGAAGGCCGTCGAGGACATCGGCGGCGCCTCCAAGCTCACCGAAAAAGAACTGGCGCGGCTCGGCACGACGACGAACGAAGCCGTCGAGAAGATGAAAGCGCTCGGGATGGAGGTGCCGCAGAACCTCCAGAAGATCGCCGACCAGACGAAGGGCGCCACGAAGGCGACGAAGGACTGGGCGGGCTCGCTCACGGGGATCGCGGGCTCGGTCACGAAGATCGCGGGCGCGCTCGGGCTCGGCGTCAGTATCAAGGGCGCCATCGACTTCGGCAAAGCGCTCCTCGATGACGCGGGGCACATCGCGGACCTCAGCGCGAAGCTCGGCGTCTCGACGGATGCGGTCCAGCGCTGGACGTACGCCGTCGGGCAGACGGGCGGGTCGATGGACACGGTGAACACGGCCGTCTCGACGTTGAATCGAACGATGGGCGACGGGTCGACCTCGACGCGCGCCCTCCTGAAAGAGATCGGCCTCAGCTTCGAGACGCTGCGCCACATGCAGCCCGAAGACGCGTTTGAGTCGGTCGTCGC